GCTATCCCAAAAGTCTTGGAAGTCAACGTAGTCCTCTGATACTACAAAGCTCCTGTCTAGTAGCCACTCTTTTTCATCTGTGCCTAAACCATCTTCTCTTTTGAACCTAAACTTCATGTCCACGATTGAGCCTGCAGGTAGGTCATAGTTACTTGTTGTGCCGCCAACAGTGTCGTATGTATAGCATGGGTATGACACAGCACCTTGAAGCCTATATTCAGGGTTTTCAAGAGTAGATGATCTTGCCCTTAGGCCATAGTCAATTATAGAGTTGCTAGAAACCTGAGCAGAAAAGTTGGTCGCCTTGATCTGCATGTATAGCCCTGCCAACTGCTCGCTGTTTGCCCCAAGCTCTTGCTGTCCATTTAAAAAGTCAGAGCTTTGTGCCTCTACGCCTAGAACCGTGGTCTCAACCAATGACGTTAAAGGCCCTTTTGTGTCTCTCTTTACCCTAAGCCTGTCTCCAACCTTTACCTTGTTCGTGTTGTCACCCTCTAGCTTAAAGTGTGTTACGTTGTCAAACGGGTTTGTGTAAAAGAAGTTGCTGTAAACTGTCTCGTACCCAACCTTACTTGGCTTGACTACAAACTTATACTTAGTCGCCCATGTTGGTGCGTAGTTCTGTACTGTGGCCTGTATCTGGTTCTTTGTTAGGCTCGCACTAGGTGGAACAAATATAGTGTTGTACTCAGATACTAAGACGGTAGAACCCCTGCCGTACTCATCCAGGTATACAATCCCAGTCTCAAAGTCCCTGTCACTGTGTAGGCTTGATTTATTTATGTTGTTAGTAAAGCCCACCCTAAACGAACTGAAGCTAAAGTACTCGTACATGTCAGCAGATGGAGTAGTACCTGTAGAGTACTTCATCGCCAGCGTCTGTAAAGTAAAGGTAGTTTGCCCAGAGGTAGCACTAATAGCAAATCCCTGCTGCGCAACACTACTTGTAATAGAACTTATGATTTTTGTAAACACACAACCGTCTGAACTGGGTGCTACTAATCCTGCGTTGAACCTATCCGTTAGAGATATCCCCTGGTCAGCTGTTGCTATTGGTTCAAAGTTTGTGCCTTGTATAGTTCCTATAGCGTTCTCAAAATCCGCTGAATTAACAAAGTCAAACACATTTGCATAGTCCTGTGTGAGGTTTATGGTGATATTTATGTTAAGAGGAGAATTCTTAAACTCATCATTAGCATCGTAACATGCAGCACCTACTGTACCATTTATTTGGTTGTGTTCAATCCTTATATCAAAAACTAACTGCGCCCCCCTTAAGAGTTGGTCTTCTACCTCTGCAAGGTCTACTGTAGCTAAAGAGTTAGGCACATCAATAGTTGCTGATGGGTTTATGGTATAAGCAACACCAGGAATTACGGATGAGTTTTCGAGTACAGAATTGTCTAAGTTTATAAAGCTTAACGATGTAGTGAATAGTGCTGTAGAGTAGTCTATGGGAATGTTCTGTCCGTTTATGTTTACTATGTCGTAGCCATCGGTATAGTTACCGTATATCAGCCTGTTGCCCATTATTGTTTGGGCCTGTGCCTTTAGTGGGACGTTGTCGTACAGCCTCAGTAACTCATCCGATCCTATTACAGAGTATATCTTACTGTTCGTGAACACATACTCCTGCGTTGCGTTGTCTGCCCAGCCGTAGTCTTCCTTCTTGAACCTCTCTATTACATATATCCTGTTAGTGTTAGAGTCCTTATACAGCAAGTCAACTTGAACAACCCTGTCACTCCCTGTGCTAAACTTTACCTTAGCACCGTTGAATGCATTAGACATACCAGCGTTGTCATAGCTTCGGGTATCGAACCTAAAGTTTGATGGCTGGAATGCAGGCAGACTGAATAAAGAAGTCGCACTGTACTCGTTGTTTATGTACCTGTACCTGTAGGCAAAGCTTATAAACCTGTCCTCCAAATAATTTTCTCCACCCACCACATTGATTAACTCAAACGTAGGTGCTGTCAGTGGAACTTCGCCAGTTGCTGTCTGGTCTTCAAAACCAGGTGGCTTTAGTATCACAGATATATCCTCCTCCTCTATACCATCCACATCCCCCGTAGGAAATTCGTATGTGTCGTTTACATTTATTCTCCTTGGTGGATTCTTTCCGTCCGTAAAGAACAGTAAGTCCTCGATCTTATCTACGCCAGTTATTAAATACTCTGGGTCAAACTTTAATACGTCAAGTGTTATCACATGGTATCTGAGCTGATTGTTCTGCGTGTTAAACGACACCACCATATCAACTACACCATCGGTAGCCACTGTATTAGCGGGGTCATGAACAAACCAGTACATAGTCTCCAGCTGCCCATCGTCATACGCACCTAAGCATGTTGCCGAGCTTGACAGTGACTGCCCACCATACTCTAATGTAGTCAAGGAGTTGTTACCCTTTGAGTTCTCTACAGCACCTATCTCAGTGTTTTCAGTAGAACCCAGACGCACGTTTATAGCATCTACATATTCACCTGGTGGAAGGAGTCTCTCGTCCACAGACTTATTCATCCTACCTGCAATAAAGTTTGTATTTATTATTGGCATATTATTATTTTATCCATTTATCCTTGCCCCTCATGTTCATCAGAAGCCTGCCAGGGTGTATGTTACTTAGTCTTAATTTTGCGTTCCTTAGTAGTGATGACTTGTCTTTCCTTGCCCTGTTCACTACATACTCCTGCACACCAAGCCTGCCGTTTAAAATAGAGTAACGTATGTACGCATATATGTACTCCTCAAATAACTTATTTAAACTAACAGACGCATCGTCTCCGTTCTCCATTCCGTCAGAGACATACTCTAATACCACTGACCTCATGCTACTCCCAGAGCTAAAGTTTATTACCCCCGCCTTCTTGTCTACATTAAACGTGGGGTTTGAGTTTGCTGTCTCTGTATTCAGACCAAACCTTGCGCCAACCTGGTAGTCAAAGTACCAACACCCGTCTACATTCCATCCCTCCTGCCCGTCATAGACACTGTTTGAGTTTAGGTATATACTCCTTGACCCACCCCTTATACGGGCTAGATCTATTTCACTGTCCTGAGGGCTTAGTACATTGCCGTCTTGGTCGAATAATAGGTTAGCATCGTTGTCTTGTAGGTAGGCCTTGGCGTAGCTTGTCTGTATGTTTTCAGTCAATGGACGCAGTACACCATTCCTCCACTCAGATATCCTAACCCAGTTCACAAAATCGGATGGCAAAACAAACCTATAGCTGCTGTCTAAGTCTAGCTGCAGTATCTTTATCTCCTTGAGTGCATCGTAGTTTAACTCCTGTATACCACGCTTTGCATGGAACAGTACCTGAAACCTGTTCAGGTTGTTAACCAACTCGTGGTTTCCTTGGTATATAAGCATGAAGTTATTAACTATATCCTCTAGTGTTACATACTGGTACGAACCCCAATTCGCATCGTTAGGGTTTCCCTCGTTGTTTGTGTAGTACTGGTACTGATTTATATATGCCATCTTAACTTGTTTCTTGTGTATCTAATGCTTCCTGTCCCTGTGCAAACTGTACAACATCTGCCTCCCTTATCTCTACTCCCGCATACTGTAAAATCTTATTAACTAAGTTAGGTTCATCTGAAAGCGGTAGCTCAAAGTCTTGATACAGTCCATCAGATATATTAAATATAGGGTCGTTACCAGAGGTCTCTAAGTAAGTCCAGCTAGGTACAAACGGATACCTAATATACTGAGCCAATACCTGCCCCTGTTCGTATACACTAGATGGGTATATCTTAGAGCTTAATGCGTTCTGAACATACGCAGGGTATGTCAACGTTGGCTTGGTTAGTATAGAGTTATCTAGTAAGGTTATCTTAGCCTGTGTTACCTTCTCTGCTTCCTTTAAGTTATTAGGATTATATACTGCGTAGTCTATAGGAGACGAAATAATATTTGTACTTTCCACCTGAAGCTGTGTCTCTGACACCACGCTCTCCACTAATGTGTTTGTTGGTACACCCCCAATACTATACCCAACAACATCTCCTGGAAGTACTCCGCTTGTTACAAAGGTAGCGTTTGTGTCTAGTATCTCGTTCTGACCAACCGCAAAGCTGGTTGTAGTACCCGTGGCCCTAATCGTTTGGTAGACTAACATCTTGTTAAGTAGGTAGTAGTCACTTCCGTTTAGTGTTGCGGTAGGGAGAAGGTACGAGCTTTTATTTAATGTAGCCGTACTCTGATTTTGTAGGGGTGCTAGTACCGTAAACGTGTCTATAACCTCCTCTAGTCCCTTTACTATATCTGCGTAACCAGTCCCTGAAGACCTGTTATTTTCTCTGTTGATCCAGTTGTTGTACTGATAAAAGTAGTCCTCAAACAAGTCCATCTGGGCTTGTAGGCAGTATAAGTTAAAGTCTTGGGGAGATAGATATCCGTAATTGTTTTTATTGAGTACAGCTAACACTGTATTTCTCACAGAATTTATCATCGATATTCTTTTTTACAAAGATAACAAAAAAAAAGAGGCCTAATTTTTTAAGCCTCTCTCTCTTTCTGTTTAGTTAACGCTACTATGCATTAACAATACTCGTCACTGCCTTTGGTAGAACCATCTCGAAGTACGGCTTCTGCCAAGAAGTTGCAAGGGCTACCTCAGTTGCCTTGATAATTGCTAAACAAACGTCACTAGCTTCTTGAGCTGCTGTAGTAACAGTAGTAGTAGTACCGTCCGTGTATTTAACAAGAACTGTTGTATCAGTCGCTGTCGGAGTAGTTATAGTCTTAATTCCTGTAAGCCCTATAAGCTGTCCTTCAACTGCACTAGCATTTGTAATCTTTAAAAACTTTACCATGATAAAAATTTAATGGGTTAATAATAGTCACAAATATAACTGTTATTAACTATTGCTACTTAAGCGTTTCTTTAGGAGCTTGTAAGTCTCAATGCCATCATCTGTCTGGAACAATGAAGCCACAATGTAGTACGGGTCTTCACCAAACGGAACGGTTAGTAACTTAGTTTTATTCTTTGGTAAGTTAAAGTAAACGTCTTTACCTGAGTTCCTAAACGACAGGTAAGAGTTATTAAAGAACTGAACAACATCATTGGTCAGGTCTAGCATAGGATCGTTTATGGTCTCCATAAAGTCATGTGGACTGTTTCTTGCATATACAAGTACATCCCTCTTGATCTCAGCGGTAGACATCTTGTCAACCGAAACCCCGATCAATACCCTTGCCACAGCCAATAACTTATCGCCCTTTAATTCCTTTGCAACAATCATTGCATCAACAGCCTTCTCTACCATCTCTAACTCTTTGGACGCATCCCTTGACTTATCTACAACCTCATACACCCTTCCATTAGACGGGTGGTAGTGTAAGAACTGCTGTAGTACTTGGTTTTGTTTAGGTACGAATAGCATGCCATCCTCGAATACGATAGGCTCTAGTATAGCGTTACCATCCTGCTCATCCTCGAACGGACTCTTTTGGTTTCTCGCATACCTCAGTGGCCTATTAAGTCCCTTGCCCTCATCGAAGTGTAGCAAAGGTGATCTCCTAGAGTGCCTTGATGACAGCATATAGCTGAGTTGCGCACGGTCTTGTTTTAGCCTGTAAGTTTTGTCT